GGGCCACCTATCATTGGCGGAATACTGGTTCCCAGCCAGCGCACACCATTTCGTTTGCATGCCTCCATGACGCGCAATTGCGCTGCCGCCAAGCGCGGATCGGCATTCTGAAGCCTATCGCGTTCCGCTTGCGGCATCTCGCGCAGAATATTCAGTCCTCCGATGGACATGCCCATATCGCCGCCTCCACCCTCGGCAAAGGCGATGCCCTTCACAGCTAGGATCGCTTCGGCGTTTGCCAGGGCGTGTTTGTCCTCGACCTTGACGCCGCAACTGATTTCACCCTTGGGATTGTGGGGCCAGGTATCCGCCACTTCATAGTACTGTGCCTGCGAGATGCCCCAGATGTGGGACGAGTAGATCTGGCTGCCAACACCGCGTAGACCCTCCCGCCCGTGTTGCGGCACGCCCGGATAATCGAAAGGATAACGGGAGGCGGCGACCATAACTTCCGCGGCGCCGGGATCGCGCATATGGCAGATATGAACGCCATGTGCGCCCGCCGACAGCGCCTGCAGGATCGCCCAGCTGTTGGCCTCCATATAGGCCTCGCTGTAACCAGTCATGGGCAGAGTGACAAACACCATCGGCGTTCGGTGACCGCTGGCCGTGGGGCCGCCATCCACCAGACCCTGCATGAAGCTTCGAAGATGGGAAAAGTCAAAGCTGGCATGCTCCATTTCGTAATTGATGGCATCGGCCCACGTCTTGGCCATCAGCTTGCCATAGGCATATCCGTCGGCCACCCCGGTGGGGCCGTACTCCGCATAAAATACGGTCTGATTGTCTTCCCACAACTCGATCGCCTTGTTGAGGCGGCGCGGCTTGTAGTTTCGATCAACCTTCGAAGTCTGTTTGCCAGTGCCAGCGTAGGACTTAAACCCTCCCCCCTTGCTTCCTTCGCCCAGCCAGTTGGGGCTATCGAGCATGGTTGTGAGCATGTCTTTGGTTGCCATCGCGCCACGGGTCTGAGCTTGGGCCGCGCTCGCCGCGCCTAATGCCGCCCCGACGCTGCCTGCAAGAAAATCACGCTTCTTAACGTCCATACATTCCTCCCTATCCGACATTCCTAGATGGCGTTGGTTGGAAGGAACATTAGTACTCAGCTTGATTTTCTTATAGTCCCCAAGCCTTGTCCTAGCATTTGCCTTCGACCCCAAATCATATGTCCCGCCCAATGTCCGCTGTTGGCGCAAAGCGGACTTTTGGCTGATGCGGGCCGAATGACCTCCCAACACTAACGTCTCTAGCCAACTCCACGCATGTCGCACCGCGACATCCTTTTGGACTGGACTTCTTGCGCGAATGGAGCGTGGTTCGGTGCATGCGTGTTGCCCCGAAAAAAGCCGCCCAGTCTTTTTCCTCCGAAGCAATTGCCACCGAGATTGAGCGGCTCTCTGGCCTGCCGCTGAAAGATCTGAAGGCCACCTGGGCCGCGGAATTCCGCCGCGACCCGCCTAAGGGACTTTGGCGCGATCTGCTGTTGAGGACTCTTGCTTGGCGGATCCAGGAAAAGTCTTTCGGTGGCCGCGGCAAGGCGACGCTGCGGCTCCTGGAGGCCTACGGGCAAAAGAAGGCAGGTGATGCGCGCTGCCAGCGGCTGAAGGCCGGTACCGTGCTGGTCCGGGAATTCAGCGGCACGCGCCATACTGTGACCATCATGCCGGACGGATTCGCCTGGCAGGAGAAGACCTATCCCAGCCTGACCGCCATCGCCCGGATCATCACCGGCAGCAATTGGAACGGACCCAGGTTCTTTGGCCTTCGGGAAGGCGAGGGCAGAAAGACTGCGAAGCAGCGGCAGGAGAGGGCGGCGTGAAGACAATCCGCTGTGCCATCTACACCCGCAAATCCACCGAACATAATCTGGATCTGGAGTTCAACTCCCTCCACGCCCAAAGGGAGGCCTGCGAGGCGTATATAAGGAGTCAGCTGCATGAGGGATGGCAGCTGGTCCCCGACCCTTATGACGATGGCGCCTTCTCAGGCGCCTCCCTGGACCGCCCCGACCTCCAGCGCCTTCTGGCCGACATCGCCGCCGGCCGAATTGACAATGTGGTGGTCTACAAGGTGGACCGGCTGACCCGGTCGTTGACGGATTTCGCGAAGCTGGTGGAACTGTTCGACAAGCATGGAGTGTCCTTTGTCTCGGTCACCCAGTCCTTCAACACCACCACCAGCACGGGCAGGCTCACCCTCAATGTCCTTCTGTCCTTTGCCCAGTTCGAGCGGGAGGTGATCGGGGAACGGGTCAAGGACAAGATCGCCGCCTCCAAGAAGAAGGGCCTCTTCATGGGCGGCAATATACCGCTCGGCTACATCAACCGGGACAAGAAACTCATCATCGTCCCGCAAGAGGCCGAACGGGTGGGGTGGATATTCCAGCGGTACCTGGAGCTGGGCTCAATCGGCAGCCTGCTGGAAGAGATGAACAGGCTGGGCATCAGGACCAAGGTCATGACCCTGTCCAGTGGCAAGAAGCGGGGAGGGGGTGCCGTACGGCAAAGGCGCGTTGGCCTACCTCCTCAAGAACCGCTGCTATGTGGGAGAGATCCTGCACAAGGGGCAGATCCACGCTGCCGACCACGAGCCCATCATCGACCGCGCCACCTTCGATGCGGTCCAGGCATCCCTCGCCACCAATGCCGTAGACAGGAAGACTAGGGCCAAGGCCTCACCCTTCCTGCTGACTGGACTCTTGTTCGACAGTGCCGGCAACCGGATGACGCCGTCCCACAGCCGCAAGAAGCGTGTTCGCTACCGCTACTATGTATCCCAGGCTGTGTTGCAGTCCCGCAAAGCCCAAGCCGGACAGGTATTCCGGGTGCCGGCACCCGATATCGAGGCCCTGATCGAGCGCTTCCTGCAAGATCGCTGCCGGGACCCGCAGGGCGACCTGCGCGCATTGGTCGAGGCCCAGATCGCCAGAATCACCGTCCAGCCGGACTCTATAAGTGTAGAGATAGCCAGTCCGAGCGGCACCCTGGGCGGAGAGGCCAGTCAACTCCGACAAATTGTCAGCCTGCCATGGTCCAAAAAGCCGTTCCGGGCTGATAAGGGCGTCGTGTCGGCGCCGGAAGCTGATGCGAGGGCCAAGGAGGCGGTCCTGACTGCCATCGGCAAAGCCAGGCGTTGGGTTGGTGAACTGATGGCGGGTGGCTCGCTGGCCGGGATCGCCAGGCAGGAGGGCAAAGGCGAGCGGCAGATCCGCATGCTGGTGCCGCTGGCGTTTGTGCCGCCTTCCATGGTGCAGAGGTATGCCGATGGCAGTGTGCCTGTTTCCTCTGTCACGGAATTGGCGCGCACGGTACCCTTGATTTGGCAGAAATACTGAGTTGAACCGCGGACATGATTTCTGTAAACGCTGTAGTGAACGCGCTTTTGCTGATCTATGCGGCGCTCTTTCCGATCATCAATCGCCCATCACCCATCGCCGAGTGCGCAGTGGCAGCCAGTCAGTCGGGTGCCATGAGGGTCAATATCGACGCCAGCGGTGGCGCCCCTTGATTCAACTGGGAAATTATGCCGCGATAGAACCGTTAACCGGTGGGTCATTATTTGGCTCGCGGGCGCTCAAGAAAAAATGTAGATTCTCAATGCGCAACCATTGTGTCCGCATCAACGCTTTCGTCCGCCAGGAGGCAGGTGGGGCATTTGATCGGCAAGCGCGTCAATCCAAAATCTCGCTCTGACATTGCCTGGGCAGTCAGCCGTAATTGGGTTCGCCCAATTTCGATGGCAGGTCATCCTCCGGATTCGCTTTCATCCTGATTAGGGAAAGGCTTGCGCCTCTCTGAATCCGGCAAGCAGCGCGTTCCCGAAGTTTCAAGCCCTACAGCATCCGCATTCCGCAATGGCAATGGCCCGAAACCGCTATCGCCAATAGAAACCATTTATCCCGCGCGAAAGGAAATTCATATGCGAAAACAACTTCTACCCAAAAAAGAACTTGAAGACACGATAAGGGCTCTTAAGCTTGTAATCGTCTATGTACTGACGGAAGCGCTCAGGCCGGATCTCAAAAACCCGCGATCCCATCCCGAAAGCCAGATTAAAGCGCTTGCGAAGAGCATTGCCGCTTTTGGCTTTATTATTCCAATTGTAATCGATGCGGTTGGCGTCATCATCGCGGGCCATGCTCGTTGGCTGGCGGCAAAGCTCTTGGGATTGAAGGAAGTTCCAACAATCCAGGTTAGCCATCTAACCCCTGCACAAAGGCGAGCCTTCACAATAACGGACAACCGTCTTACGGAACTGTCAGAGTGGGACCAACCGCTATTGGCGGAAAGTCTTAAGGTGCTGGCGCTTGAAGCCGACTTCGACATGGAAGTGCTTGGCTTTGAGCTTCCTGAAATTGACATCTTGATTCAGGATGCCAATGGCAAGATTCACGAGATCGATACGGCCGATGAGGTGCCAGCCAGCTGCGGTCCAGCAATCTCGCGTGTCGGCGACCTTTATAATCTGGGTTCCAATCGGATTCTGTGCGACGATGCACAGAATCCTGCCTGCTATCAGCGGCTAATGGGATCGACCGCGGCAGCGCTCGTTTTCGCCGACGCTCCGTTCAATGTCCGTATTAATCATCATGCCTCTACTGCCCGCGGCAAAACCAGACACCGGGAATTTGTCATGGCTTCCGGAGAAATGGCACCGGAAGACTATGCCAAATTTCTGGTCACGGTCTTTATGCTGCTTGCCAGATATTCCGAGCCGGGCTCCCTTCACTATCACTGCATTGACTGGCGCCATCTCGCCGAAATGCTGGCTGCTGGGAAAAATTCCTACAGCGAGCTCAAGAACCTCTGCGTCTGGGTAAAACCCAATGGCGGAATGGGCGCACTCTATCGAAGCCGGCACGAGCTTGTACTTGTGTTCAAGTCAGGCGACGCACCGCACGACAATAACGTTCGATTGGGCCGATTTGGCCGGAATCGCACCAATGTCTGGGACTATCCTTCGCCAAGTGCGTTCGGTCGCCCGGTTGATAAAGACGATACCCACGGCATCCATCCGACCACCAAGCCCGTCGCTTTGATCGCCGACATTCTGCTCGATGCGTCCCGACGTGGCGACATTGTGCTTGATCCATTTCTGGGTAGCGGCAGTTCGATCATCGCGGCCGAACGCACCGGACGCAGGTGTTACGGGCTAGAGCTGGACCCGCTCTATGTCGACGCAGCGATACGCCGATGGGAGGCCCATACTGGCAAGACGGCCTTCCACGAGAGCGGTGCATCCTTTGCTGAGACAGTCAAGCAAAGGGAAGGAGGGATCTGATGGTCAGAAAAAAACCTCCCTCGAAGAAATCAAAGACGCCGACAGGAGGAGCGAACGGTCGTGATCCTGCCACCGGCAGATTTAACCCAGGTTATACGGCTAACCCTTCTGGCCGACCTCCCAAAACGAAAACGGTTGATGCTGCCATTGCTCGGGCGTTTGCCGAGAAGGCCGCAGTGCGCGTGAATGGCAGGCAGCAGAGGGTTTCCAAGCTCGATATCGCTGCCACGCAGTTAGCCAATCGGAGCGCCGCAGGCGATCCGCGTGTGGCGAAGCTAGGTTTTGAACTCGCACGAAAAGCGGAAGAGAGCAAATCAAAGGCGGCAGAAGGGCCTGCGACGCTGAACGAATCTGATCAACAAATCGCTGAGCGCTTGTTCGCGCGCTGGCGCAAAATCCTAATGGAGAACTCCAATGGAAACGATGGCCCTGCAACCCCATGAATACGACGCATTAACGCGGCTCGATTTTTCAACCTTCATCGAACGGGTGTTTTCGGACCTCAATCCCACGACTCCATATTCTGACAACTTCCATATCCATGAAATTGCGATGGAGCTTGAGAAGTTGCGTCGTGGTGAGGAACAGCGATTGGCTGTGAATGTTCCTCCGCGCAACTTGAAGTCTATCATCGTCTCAGTTGCATATCCGGCTTGGCTAATGGGCCACGACCCGACTACCAAAATCATCTCCGTTAGTTATTCCCAAGAACTGGCCGATATTCTGGCGCGTCAGTGTCGGCAAGTCATGCAATCAGACTGGTACCCGAAATTATTCCCAATGACACGCCTATCTCCATCGCGGCAGGCTGCCGACGGGTTCGAAACCACTTTAGGCGGATTCCGGATTGCCACCTCTGTTGATGGCACATTGACGGGATTGGGAGCCGATTACATCCTGATTGATGACCCGGTAAATGCGCAGGAGGCGCTTTCCGATGCCGTGCGGACACGGGTCAATCAATGGTACCGCAATTCCTTGGTCACGCGCCTCAACGACAAGGCCACCGGCCGCATTGTTATCGTTATGCAGCGGCTACATGAAGACGATCTGGTGGGGCATGTCCTTGAGCTGGAACCCTGGAAGGTGGCTGCACTGTCTGCCATTGCGACAGAGCCGGAAGTGCATGTGATCCAAACCCCGTTTGGCAGCTGGACCCACCGGCGTGGGGAGGGCGAGGCGCTTCACCCCGACCGGGAGCCGCTATCCCTCTTGCAGACCTATCGCTCCACCCAGGGGGAGGAGATATTTTCCGCGCAATTCCAGCAGGCCCCTGTCGCCCCCGGGGGCAATATGATCAAAGTGGACCAGTTCCGGTGCTTTGATCTCGATCATCCTCCCGCGATCGACGAGGTAATTCATAGCTGGGATACCGCCAGCAAGGCCACCGAACTCAGTGGATTTAGTGTTTGTATTGTCTGCGGCATCACTGACCGAAAGCTTTATCTCCTCGATGTGATACGGGACCGGTACGAGTACCCCGACCTTCGAGCCAAGGCCTCGGCGATGTCCAAGGGTCGCTCATGCCGATTTGGGGTACCCAACACAATCCTGATTGAGGACAAGTCCTCAGGCCAATCGTTCATCCAGGATCTAAACCGCGAGAACATATACACTATTGTGCCGGTAAAACCGGAATCCGACAAAGTCACCCGGATGAGCGCCCAGACAGCACTAATCGCAAATGGGGCGGTCTATCTCCCGCGGGAAGCGCCGTGGCTGGGTGAATTCCAGCGCGAGGTGATGGCTTTTCCAGCAGGTCGCTACAAGGACCAGGTCGATGCGCTCTCACAGGCTCTCAAGTGGTTTTCTGCGAGCTGTGATGAACCCAACATGCTGAAATGGATAAAGATGGAGGTGGAGAAGCTATCTGGGCGGAAGCCAGATGATGAGCAAATGGTCACGCTGATTTGCAAAGATCCGAACACGAACGTGCTTTACCCGATAAAGGCTGATCCAATCTTCAAGGGCAATGATGGGAAATTTCGCATGCCCATGAAACACGCCCGACCGTTATTGAGTGCGCCCCAACGTCTCTGGGAACGCGTTGACGACGAATAGTCGCCCACACAGACGTATTCTGCTGTTCCGATTAATGTCCGTCATGGGTCGTTTCGGGCAGGCGGACCAGGGCCCTATTGGTCCCTGGTCCGCCTAGAAATCTGCCTGTTATTTGCCTGTTATCGACCTGATCTGACCCTGTTATTGAACTCGCGGTCTAGCCGAGAGGCGCATGAAATAATCCCTAAATTAGGGGTGTTTCCTGCCTCTCGACTGATCTTCACCAGGCTTTGGACCTGTTATTTGCGAAATTAACTGGCAGAACAGGGTCGCCGGTTTTGCCTGGTTGGATGAGCCATGGCGGGGCTCCTCAACACTCTTCGAACCATGCTCTTCGCGTGCCGAAAAAGCGGTCTCGGAAATTTCTAGGAAGAGCGCGGAGACTAGAATCCAAATTGGCCAGATTCTGCACTCCAAAAGTGCGTCTAGAGATGCTCCACGCCGACCGTCAGTTCAAAAAGCGCCGGATTTTGGGGGACGGTTTCAACGTCACGGGAAATTGCCACCGGTCTTGGGACTGGGTGGCTGGGGGACTAGGATTCGAACCTAGACAACCAGAGTCAGAGTCTGGGGTCCTACCGTTAGACGATCCCCCATCAGGCCAGGCCCGCC